ATGATCTGGCGAACATCCTGCGTCCTTGTATTCTGCTCTTTCATGGGTGCCTGCGCCTTGCAGCCAAAGAGCATCCCGCCGCAGGTCTCATCCGCAGGTTACACATCGGTCAGCTCGACCCTTCTGGCAGGCTGGATCTATCTGCGCAGTGAGAGCTATCTACCTGGATCGAACCTTGCGTCCGGCCCCCCTGAGATCAAGACATGCGAGTCGGTCACACACAGGATCCAACTCGAGATCTACCCGGGCATCGAGCCAGATGTTGAAAGAACCTGCCGGAACATAGACGCCTCCGCCACCGAGGCGGAGCGATGGTTCCCCAAGCACGGTACCCGCTATTCGGTCATCATCGTGCCCGAAGGGCAATCCATTTCCGTGAGCAGGTGGAGTTTCGGATATCGATCGGCGCACCTTGCGTTGGCTGTGGCGGCATTCGGTAACCAAGAGAGACGAGAGGGAAATCTTGTTGATCTGGTGGCGCATGAGACCTTTCATATACTCGGTCGAATTGCCGGGGATGCCCGTGGGCAGGATGAGTACTATGCCTACTACGCGGGCTTGTGCGCTCAGCTCGTGGTGCTTGGATCGATTCCCGAATCCGCCTTGCCAGGAGCCCCGCTTCAAGGGGGCGTGGATGAACCAACGCGGGCATCTTCGGATTTGGCGTATCGGGTGAGGCGTGAAGCCTTGCTGCTGTCCCGGGACGGTTCGATCAAGGCAGGTGAAGATGGCGGCAGCGCACTCGCTCTGCGCTGCATCGAGTTGCAGAAGGTGACAGCGCGGCCAGATTTCAATCGGGGCCCGAACGGATCGTAATGGGCCGTCCGCTGTCCTGGCTGGAGGGCTTGGTAGAGCAGGGGGCTCACGGCATGCGACCGGCACTGGTTCCGCGTACAAACGCCGCTGCCAACTGCAACGCATCGCTGCTGCCGCGATCGCTGCGCAGTGCATGGGCCAGTCGGCCGGGCGTGACGCCGGTCCAGTGCAGCAGCTCATGCGTGGCATGGGCCTGGTCGCTGTAACCGTGACGCGCGGCGGCCGAGGCGATGCTGGCCGCTTCGCCATCCAACGTGCGCAACAGCGCCTGCAGTCGGCGGACACGGGCGTATTCTTTGGGCGTCATGCCCACAGCGGCCAGAAAACGCGTCTGCAGGGCGCGCAACGAGATGCCAACCCGGCGTGCCAGTTCGGCGATACGCAGGTCGCCCTCGATGGCATCCAACGCCGCAACCGCCTGCTCGACGCGCTCATCCAGTGAGAAGCCGGCGCAGCGCTCCCGCAGGATCTGCCAGAGCGGCTCGGGCGAACCGCTTGCCGCACTGGCGCGGGCGGCCGTGCTGAACACTTCGGCAAAGGCAGCATCCAGTGTGTAGAGGTCCGGCGCCTGGTCGCGAAGCCCGGGCAACCGAGGGCCAGCAACCAGAGCGCTCGCTGCCGGCTGCAGCCGCACCCCGATGCAGAACACCGCGCCGACGGCCTGCAGACGGATCGGACCACATTGCTGAGCCGCGAAACAGAACGGCAGATCGGAACGGATCTGGCCATCGGCACCATGCAGATGCAGCGGCACGCCAAGCTCGGCAATCAGCTCGCAACGGCCATCCGGGTAGATGACCTGCACGTCATTCCCGGGCGCCTCGTCCCGCAGCCACCACAGGCACTGGACATGCCGGCGCAGCTCGTCGGGGGCAGGGTGCTCGAAGTAGTCCATGCGGCATCGGACGCCATCTTGCGCGTTTTTACAAGCGGACCGGGCGTCGTGCCGCTAACCTGCGGCGAACCCAACCAGGAGGTCAGGGCATGTTGAGGTCGAAGATGGTGTTGCTGGGCGCAGGACTGGCGTTGGCGAGCGGCGCGGCTACGGCGGCGCCGGCCGAGTTCGACTGGTTGGCCGGGCATTGGTGCGGTGGCACCGAGGAACGCCGGCTGGACGAGGTCTGGCTGCCGGAGGCTGGCGGCGCGTTGCTTGGGATGTCCCGTACGCTGAGGCGCGGCAGCATGGAGTCATACGAGTACATGCGGCTCGTGCCGGCAGGCAAAGCGGCTGGCTTTCATGTGCAGCCCAATGGCGTGGCGCCGACCACGTTCGTCATTGCCGAGCATGGCGAGAACTGGGTGGTGTTTGAGAATCCGCAGCATGATTTCCCGAATCGCATCGAGTACCGGCGCGATGGCGCCGACTTGAAAGCCAGCATTTCCGGGACGGGGGAGGATGGGAAGATTCTGCGGATTCCGTTCGACTATCGGCGCTGTGGTGATCAGGGGGAGGCGGGGCAGGGGCGGTGAGCGGTCCGGCCCCCGATTGTGCTGGTGACGCTGTCGGTCCATCCTCTGGAGCGCAAACCTGCTCTCAGTTGGCGGCAGGCGTTCGACCTCACAGAGGACCCGTAATGACTGCGGCGACCAGATTCCAGTTCCTCGCACCATCGGCGCAACGCACGCTCGTGACAGGCATCCTGGCGCTCACCTTGGTGGCCTGGGTGTGTACTACCGCCGTCCTTGCCATCGGCGGTCGGCCTGATCCACCCAGGCTCCGCGCTGTGGCACCTCTGATTGACGGGCCATGGAAATTTCATGTCGGTGACGATCCGCGCTGGGCGGGTATCGCGGCGGATGATTCGTCCTGGAAAACGCTCGACCTGAGCGCACCGGCCAGCAGCATCGACGGCGACGTGGGGCTGCCCAACTATGTCGGCGGATGGATGGCACACGGTCATTCCGGGTATCAGGGATATGCCTGGTACCGGCGCTCGCTTGTAATTCCAGAGGGCGACCGCGTGTGGGACATCCTCGGGCCCACCGCCGTGGAGGATGGCTACGAGCTGTACTGGAACGGCAAGCGCCTGGGGGGCTCAGGCAGGCTAGGGCAGTCGCCTCGTGTCGTGGGTACGCGGCCGATGATCTTTTCGCTGCCCGCCGATGCCGCAGGCACGCAGGGCGTGATTGCCATAAGAACATTCATGCAGCCCGGCAGCGTTGCCGGCCCTGCGAGCGGCGGCATCCACGTAGCCCCAACCCTTGCCCCGCAACCAGAAAGCCGTGAGCTGTATCGCGTGCAATGGTGGCGTACCGTCGCGGGCTACATTGTTGAAGTGGTCGAGCCGCTTGCGATGGCGATGGTGATCGTGTTGGCGCTGTCGCTAAGGCCGCTCAGCAGCCATCAGTCGTTCATCGCCTTCGTTTGTGTCGCGCTTCTGCTCTCTGCCGTGAAGCGGCTCGACAACGCGATCGTCTCCTGGACGGATCTGCTCAGCCTTCCTGCCTACACATGGTTGAACAATGTGCTGTGGATGCCGCTCAGCCTGGCGGCATGGGCGCTGTCGTGGAATCGCTGGGCGCTTCCACCTTCGCGGGGGATCGATGCTGGCGCCCTTGTTCTGGCGGCTCTCGGGATTGCCGGAGGCGTTATGGGGGCGGCTTGGGGCACACAGGTCTTCCGCCTCGGCACACTCGCGCTGCTCGTGCTTGTCGCCGCGCGGATAGCCCGCAATGGGCCAATGCGCGGCATGGCACTGACCGTGCTTCTTGTGATTACCGTATCGCAGTACACGAGCGAACTCGGTTCGTTAGGGGTTCCAACGATGTGGTTCCCGTTCGGGATTGGCGTGACGCTGACCCAGTATGTGTATGGAATCGCCATCCCGTTGCTGGCGGCGTTGATCGTGCGTACGGTAGCGACGGCTAAAGCGGTTCCTGGTAGGTGGCAGTGAAACGGCGCCGGTGAGAGGGCCAGTAGTGTGGCGGCATTGATCACGAGGGTTGGCCAGGTTCCGATGACGCCCAATCAGGCTCCAGGTCAGAGCAGGAGCTTGGGGCTGGCCAGGGGTCGTGTGGGCTCTTAAGCTCCATAACATAATATACATACTGCCGTCGCCAGAGCCGTTAAGTCCCTGAATCTTAACGGGATTTGCGCGAGCGACGCTTGGTGCTGCGACGACTACCAGCATCAACACTGCCGCCGCCGCGCTGAGCCTGTCCAGGACCGAGCGCCACACCTTGCGTTCGACCGGGGAGGTGGCGCGTTCGGCGTGTAGCTTGGCGATCCACATGGCCCCATCGAGCTTTGCTAGCTCGCAAATCTGCGCAATTCGCTCATCCGGCACCGGGTAGAGGCCATTTCGCCATGCGCTGATCACTGCTCGGGTGATCCCTAGCTTTTGGCTCAAAACGTTGTCTGACGGGATACCTGCGCCCTTTTTGGCGGCATCAAGCATTTCCTGAACGGCGGTCATGTCTTAGGTTCCCTTGACAGGCTTGTATTAGGGCAACTATACATGCGCCGTGTCTTAGCTTGCCTAGACACCCCGTCACCGGCACCCCAAGGCCGCTGGCGGGTTCTCTTGGGGCTTGGGGTAGGGGTGCAGCATGGAAGATCTGCTTGTTGCTATGGCCGGTGGCGTACTCGTGGTGCTGGGTGTCGCCTGCATCCGTGCCGACTATCTCCGCCGCAAAGGGGGCCTCAAGTGATGGACCCTTTGATCGCATTCGTGTTGGTGGGTGCAATCGCCGCCATCGCATACGGCGTTGCCACTTTCCCGCGCAAGGCAGGCGAGCTGCTCGCAGCCATCGCTCCTAAGCCTGCCGCTGAGGCCTCGTTGATTGCCCAAGCATCTGCCGAGGTGAAGCATGGCCGCTAAGGTCAACCCCCGCTTCTACGAGCCCGTGCGCTCGACTTCTCCCCTTGAAGCCGTGATCCACGGCGTGATCCAGATGGAAAAGCTGCGCTACACCATCGAGCAGCGCCTGCCGGGTGGCGCCTGGAATCACAAGAGCGACTACGGCAACGACGAAGCCCATGCGCTGCGTAATGCCCGTTGGTTCCGCCAGATTCTGCGCGGCAAGGTGGATTACCGCGTCTGCGCGTGCGTGGGCGAGGCCAAGGCCGTGATCTTGGGTGAGGTGTCCCTGTGATTACCGATATCACTCTCCGCAAGCGCGGCTCATTCAGCAACTCTGCCGCATCGCGACGCGTTCGCCGCGACTTCAACCAAGCCTTCGCCGGACGCGACTTGGCCGCGACTCTTCGTGCTGCTGCCCGCGAGCTGGAAATTGCAGCATCCAAGCGTGGTGATCTGCTTCAAGCGGCGCGCTTTGCTGAGCTTTCGGAGGTGGTCCGTGGCTGACGGCGCGGCAGCGACGGCAGGACTCCCCGCGTCTAACAGGGGAGTCAGTGAATTCAGCAACCCCGAGGGAACCCTGACGGTCGGCATTGACTGGTTCTCCGCCTCTATCGATCTTTTCGTCGCACTGCGTGAGACGGGGTTCCTCGACCGCGACACACAGGACGAATCCCGGGAGTGGATCGATGCCTGTGCGGACAACGCCCGCGTTGCCGCGCTCCACGTGTTTACGTGGTTCTTCGGTGGCCTCGGCCTTGAACTGGATGATGCGGCCGGTGGCGGCCGCTTCTACAAGTGGCGCGTCAAGATCATCGACGCCGAAAAGAAGTTCGTCGGGATGATTGAATTGGGCGGTGAAAATTGCCAGCGTATCGACGGCACGATCACCGCTCGCATCGAGCTTTCCGGCGAAGGCTGCAAGTACGTTAGCGCAGCGCGCTGCGGCCATGCGCAGCGGTGGCTGGAGCTTCGAGCGAAGCTCGAAAGCTGCGCGGGCAGAATTACCCGTCTCGACGTGTGTGCCGATGATCTGCTGGGCAAATATCCACTGCGCCTGGCACAGAAGTGGTACGACGAAGGCCAGTTCGATCAGCGTGGGCAGCGCCCCAAGGCGCGCTTGGTTGACGACTACGACAGCGGCGACGGCAAAACGTTCTACGTGGGCGGCAAGGCCTCGGAAAAGCAGCTGCGCGTCTACGAAAAGGGCAGGGAGCAGGGCGACAAGAATTCGCCATGGGTGCGCTATGAGGCCCAATTCCGCGCCTCCAATCGCAAGGAATTGCCGCTCGACCTGCTGCGCGACCCAGCAGCCTACCTGCTCGGCGCCTACCCGGTACTGCGCTTCCTGCGCTGCGTGTCTACACGGATGGAAGTCACTAAGGCAGCTGTAGCGGCCACGTTGCAAAGCGCATTCCGCAACCTGCGCCGCCAGTACGGCGCCACGCTCAACGTCATCACCAAATTCTGCCCTGACACCGACTCATTGCGGGCGGTCATGGAAACCTGCACTTCGCCAACGCTGCCGAAGTGGTTCAACGGGAATGTAGCAGCGCATTGGGCCGACACCTCGGTCCTACAACCACCAAACCTCAAAGGGGTCTACGCATGAGCATCAAGGTCACCGTCCTGAAAAGCGAAATCGACGAACGCGGCGGCAGCTTCAAGAGCGACAAGGGTGAGGATATCGCCTACACCACCCGCAAGCAGAAAGCGCGCCTTGAAACGGATGGCTTCGCCTATCCCTTCGACGTGCGCCTGCAGGACGGCCAGCCGGGCTACCCGCAGGGCGATTACGAGCTCGATATCGAGTCGATGCTCCAGGTCAACAAGGGCGTGGCTTCGCTGAGCAAGTTCACTGTGCTGCGCCAGCTGCCCAAGGTGGCACCGCGCGCCCCGTCGCAGGCCTAAACCGTGGGCCTGCTCATCTACACCACGAACCCTTACGCGCTGCTAGCCATTGGCTTCTGTCTCGGCGTGGGCACTGGCATTGCCGCAATGCGTGCGGCGAATAAGGCGCATAGGGAGCACTGAGCATGGCCCGAGTCCTCACCTGTATAGATCCGTCGCCAGCAAGCGACGGCTCTTGCGCCCAATCCGCGTGGATCGATCAAGCCACGTGGATTGACTACTTGCCGACCGTGGAACAGGCGAACACGGTCGGTTTTGCCATCTTCTGCGCACTCGCGATGCTGGCAGCCTTTCGCCTGATCAATCCAAGAGAGAGTGATGACGTATGAACAAGCGCAACCGTGAATCCCTGATCCTGCGCGCCAAGCACAAGGCATCGTCCATCAAGTCCGGAGTTGTGGCGGCTGTTGCCACTGCTGCGGCTCTGCCGGGCTTCGCCTTCGCCCAGCAGACCGCAACGTTCGACCCCGCATCGGTGCTGGCCGGCATCGCCGCAATGCTGGCGGCCGGCATCCTGATCTATACCGCGTGGGTGGCGGCCAAGTGGGCGCTGAAGGCCTTCGGCATCGTGAAGTAAACCCGCATCTGTGCGGCCGGGGGGAGGCGCCTCCCCCCTTGTTTAAAAGGGGAACGAAATGGAAGGCTTGATTCTTCTGATCGTGTGGTTGCTTGGCGCGAAAGTTCTAGCGGACGGAATGCGGTAATGCGTTGGCTCGCTCGCATGTTCGCCAGGGCAATTGTTCGCCGCATTGCGTATGTCGTCATTGCGGCTTTGATTGCTCATATGGCGGTGTCCACCGACGCGCATGCGGCTTCCGATTGTCCTACGGCTAGTGGCGGTCAGAGTGGCCGAGTATGTGATCAAGGCGTCGCTCTGACGATGTGTAAGGCGGCAGTGGCAAGGACGGTTGCGAATTTCAGTAGCGGCTCCAATCAATGGGGTACGCCGAAGGTGCTGAACGACTGCACGGGCGGCACACCTGACGCACAAGGGCAGGGCATCTACACATGCGCAGTAAGGGAGGGCCAGAACGGCGGCGTTGTTCGTTGCTATAACGCGGCGGGTGATGTTGACGGCCAATACTTCTACTTCGCAGGTAGCTGCGCTGCGAGAAACGGGAACAAGCTTGCAGACGCCGCGTTGGCCTATTCGCCGTCGCCAACTTGCATCAGCGGTTGCAAGGTTCAGGGTGATCCGTTCACGTCACAAACAGGCGGCGTGAAGCTGTACGGGATGCGTAACCGGACGTATACCGGCGACACATGCCAGGCGCAGAACATCAACGCCAACGAAATCAATCAGCCCAGCGAATCCGGCAAGGACAAGGAAGAGAAAAAGCCCAAGGAGCCGGAATGCACTGCTCTTGGCAACGGCCAGACTGGTTGCCAAAAGCCGAACGGCGACTATTGCGCAACTTCCTCAACCGGTAAAACGTTCTGCTGGACCCCGAATGAGCAGGGCAAGAAAGCGGACGGACCTGACGCTCAGTCTCGCGATGAGAAGGGCAAACCTGTCGCGCCTCCGACCACGCCACCCGCGCCTGACAAAGATTGGCAGCGGACCGAGGGTCACCAGCAGGAGGCGTGCATAAACAACACATGTGTCACCTACAACGTGACCAACTTCGGAAGTACCGGCAAGGGGAACGCCAAGAACTCATCCGGTGACAACACTCCTGACGGCAGCGGCAACACGAGTGGCAACGGCACGCCGGGGAAGGGCAGTGGCAATAGCGGCGGCAAGGACGGCGAGGGGGATTCAGCGAGCGACAGCGGCAACTGCGATACGCCCCCGTTGTGCACTGGAGACACGTTGAAGTGTCTTCATCTGCGATACACGTGGAAGAGCCAGTGCAACACCACTAAGGATGAAATTGCGGGTGGCGAGAGTTGCTCGGCCGTTCCTGTGTGCATCGGAAAGGGCTGCAAGGCGCAGGAATACGCATCACTTCTCCAGCAGTGGCGAGGGCGATGCGCTGCGGAGAACGATCGCGCAAAGCTCTCTAGCGATGCTGCGGCCGGCGCGGCAGATGCGGCCGGGGATAACGAGGCTTCCGCCGTTTCCGATCTATGGAAGAAGGGGCCAGGACAAGACGGGCAGGGCCTTGACCGAAACAAGCTGACCTTGGGCGGCGGGGAGCTTTTCCCTGCGATTGACATTATGGGCACCTCCTGGGCACCGCCAGCGCAGCTGTACTCGGTGCTTCAGATGATCCGGCAATTGGTCATTGCGGCCGGTGCGCTGGCAGCGATGTACATCCTCTTTAGGAAGTGACTTCTATGGCTTGGTTGTCGTTCGATAGTCCGATGCTCGGCGGTTTGGCCGGGATGCTCAACAAGCTCATCAAGCTGCGTGCTGGGCTGTGGGTGGCGAAGATCCTTTCGACGCTTGGCTTAGGCTTTGCCGCGCAAGAATTCATCTATGAGCCGATCATTCAGCAGGCGATAACGGCGTGGAATTCCGTGCCGGGATACATCGCCAATTGGGTGCATGCGCTCGGCATCGATGTTTTCGTGTCGCTGTGCCTGAGCGCCTACGGAATTCAGGGCGCGTCACGCATCTTCCTTTCGCGGAAATATGAGAGCCCGACGTGATCGGTGATACCGCCTCAATTTCGTTGCTGACAGGCTTGCCGGGCTCCGGGAAGTCGCTGCGCATGGTGCAGCGTATCGCCGACTTGGTAGAGCAGGGGCAGCACGTCTTTACGACGAACATCAACGGTATCAACGTGCCGGGCATTACGCAGTGGGCGGACCCTACGGATTGGCGTTCGTTGCCAGCCGGTGCGGTGTTGTTCGTTGATGAGGCTCAGCAGTATTTTCGTGCGCGCCGTGGTGGCGACCCGCCCGAGTACATCAGCGCTATGGAGACAATTCGGCATAGTGGTGTGCGGCTGGTGCTGGCTACCCAGCAGCCCAACTACCTGGACACGCATCTCCGCGGCTTGGTGGGCTTCCATGAGCATCTGTTGCGCCAGTCAGGCAAGGAAAAGACCTTTATCTTCCGCAACCATCAGGTGATGGATGAGGTTCGACAGGGCCTGAAGCGCATCAAGAGCCTGTACGACCATGAGATGTGGACGCTACCGGCGAAGTACTTCCAGTACTACAAGAGTGCGGAGATCCACACGGTTAAGTACCGGATGCCCGCGCTGTTGAAGAAGGCGCTCATCATCGCCCCAATCGCGCTGGTGCTATTCGCGCTGCCCTTCGGCTACATGGCCTACACAGGGCTGAAAAAGAAGGACGAAGCGGCCGGGTTGAAGGAGGCGGCGGCTTCGGCGCCGCCGACTGACCCGGCCGGTCGGCCGTCGCGCAATGCCGGTGGTAGGTCTGAAAGCCGGTCGGCAGAAGAATACGTCCAAGCGATTACGCCGCAGGTGGCCGACGTTGCATGGTCAGCGCCGGGGTATTCCGGTCGTGAATTCCGGAGTGATCCGCACATCTTCTGCATGTCGACGGAGAACAGCTGCCGGTGCGTGACGGAACAGAACACTCGGCCGGTTGTGCCGGTGCGGGATGACATCTGCCGCGACATTGCACGCTGGGGTGAGTCGTACAACCCGTTCAAAGATCCGCAGATTGCGCGCCAGGGCGATGGGCGGCCAAGGCCGGATCAGCCGGAGGGCGAGGGTAGGCATGTTCCGGCTGCGCAACCGCAGGCCACAGCATCCGTGCAAGGGGTGGCAGTGCAGCGCGGCGACAGGGCGATGGGTAGTTTCCCTGAGTCACCGCAGCATCAGACGTCTTCGTACATGACGACCCCCACAATTCCGACAAGGCTGTAGCTGGCCAAGTCAGGGGCTGCGGCAGGAAATGGCGCGCCCGTTTTTGGTGAGCGATTCGATCCCTTGCTCAGTACGGACCAGATAGACGCCGCCCCGGCAGCTGACGTTGTCAGGCACTGGCATCCCGTCGAGCTGCACTGTTACGGGTTGGGTGTGTTCCCGAACGATCACAGTCTCGGGCTCGACCGTTGGGCACACCCGACGGTCGTTTCTCTCTTGCGCCAGGACACCACGTGTCGCCATCAGGGCGAAGCCTGTGCCTATCAGGGCCATTGCGAGCATACCGCTTGCCACCTGCCATCCAGCCTTGTCCATGCGCCCCCCTGATCGTCCTGCGCGCATTCTAGCCGGGGTGTAGGGGCAGCGCCCCTACGGAAGCGCCTCACACGCGCTGGCGGCGTTTCGGCCCCGGCACCGGCAGGACTGCTGCGGGAGGCTCGGCGTCGGGGCCAGCCATCGCCACCGATGACCGCGTTTTCCGGCGCTGCGCCAAGGCATCGGAGAGCTTCACCACGCTGGCGGCGTTGAAGGACAAGGGCTTTCGGGGCTTGCCGATCGCACGGTCGCTTTCCATCATCCGACGCCATTCCTGTGCTTGGGCAGCGGTGAGCGACAGCCACGCCAGATCCTGTGGTTCCAGCTCGCGGCCTTCGGGGGTGACCAGTCGGCCAGCCTTAAACGAAAAACCGGCCCAAGGGCCGGTCAGGTTCCGATCACGCACAATCAGGCTCCATGCCGCAGTGGGATCAGGGGGCGAGGCAAGCGGCGTGCCAACCAGCCTCGCAGCAGCTTGAACATAATATACATTATGCGAAATGCTGTATCGGGCCACTGTGGCTTTCGTGTCCTCCGCATGGCAATGGTGTCAGTTTTCTTGATTCGTGTCCTTTTGCTTAGGATCGTGCCCGTTGTTGATTCTATTAGGAATTTTGAGGCGCTCAGGGACACGATCCTGAGTATGCAAGCATTTGTCGACTGTCGCTGCCTTCGCTCCTGTTCCTAACGTCCACTCCCTCTGCCTGCCACTAGATCTGCTGCGATTCTATGCATCAAACAGTTGGAGTACGCTCTTTCCATGGTCAAGCCCAATTCCAGCAGTCCCGGATCTGAGTCAGCTGAAGTAGCCGAGAGCTACAACCAGTGGCTCCGAGCAAAAATTGAGCGCGCAATTGCCGATACGCGACCGGCGATTCCTCACGATCAAGTGGTGGCGCGTGTGCGGGCGAGAATTGATGCGGCCAGGATCCGTCGGAATGCTGCAGAAGATTGATGCATTTCTTCACGAACCCCTAGGCGGTTACGCTCACGTCGACTTCGGGCTCTGCCGCTGTGCGCGCGACCTTGGGGCTGCCTCCTTCGGTGTGTTCCGCTTAAAGGCTGCCTCCAGCTGTGCCGGAAGTTCTCGCAGGCTGCTGAGTTGCTTCTCAAGGGCCTCGCATCTGCCCCGGAGAACATCAGCAGCTTGACCGGCCGAGATCGCTGCAGATTGGGCTGCATGCAGCTCCTTGCGTAGCTGCTCCTCAATTGCCCTCTGGGCTTTGGCCTGATTGTTGAGTTGAGCCTGGAGATCTTTCGCCTCTTGGCGAGATCGGTCCACGTCGCTGAGCGCTCGATTCTCAACAGATCTGACGTACTCGGTCCAGTCCTCTCGCTCAGATTTCGCCGTTTCCAGCACTTCATGAAGCCGGGCATCAAGTTGCTGTCTTGCTGCCTCGGCTCGATCGGCTCTCCGAAGCCCGAGATCCCGCTGCTCCGTGAGCTCTGAGATCTGCACGTTCAGATGGTTGACCAGGCGCTCCAGTTCTGCGGCTTGCGTAGTAGCAACGCGTTCTCTGGCGACGGCGGCGCCGCGCTCAGAACGCATTTGACTCAGTTCGTCATCCACCGCCTGTGACCTGGCATCCAGCGCATCACGTTGGGTGGCCAGTGTCTGCTCAGTCTCTGCGAACTCACGAAGAGCCGCATCCTTGGCATGCTTCAGCGCCAGCTCCCACCATTGCCCAGCAAGTTCTGCCAGCACAGCTGGTGCGTCATCAAAGTCCGGACGCCGTGGCTGCAGGCGCGTGCCGAGTCGGTTCCACCACGTCTCCAGCCAGCGAGTGACTGTGTTCGGTGAGCCGGTCCCCAAGTGAGCCCGGATTCGCTCGACGGTTGGGCGCTCGCCCTTGGCCACCAGTTCGTCGGCGGCAGTGTGGACGTCAGATTCGGTGATGCCGCGAGCCATACGAAGTCTCCTGTACTGATGCCCCACTCTGCTGATAACGTACTCGCGATAAGTGATGATTATCGTGGGTATGATCTTCCAAGCGTAGCCTACATTACATAGTATGAAAGATATTTCTACAGTTCCCACACTTGCCGCGACGGCCACCAGCTTGGTCCTGCCCGAACAGCTGGCCCAACAGGCTGCCGATGCGGTCCGCGAGCTGCTGGCCGAAGCCGCAGCCGAGAACACCACTCGCAGCTACACCAGTGCTCTGCGCTACTGGGCCGGCTGGCATACAGCGCGCTACGGCATCGAGTTGGCGTTGCCGGTACCCGAAGCCATCGTGCTCCAGTTCGTAGTCGATCACGTACAGCGCCGCTCGACCGACGGCGAATTGGCCTGGGAACTTCCACCAGCCGTCGATCAGGCCTTGGTGGCCGCTGGCCTCAAGGCTAAGGTCGGCCCGTGGACCTTGGCGACCGTGCGCCATCGCGTTGCCGTCCTGTCCACCGCGCACCGCCTGAAGCAAGTGGCCAATCCCTGCGAGCAGCCGGCAATCCGCACCGTACTCAGTCGCGCCGCGCGGGCCGCGGTCAAGCGCGGCGAACGCCCACGCAAAAAGACTGCAATCACCCTGGCCGAGCTGGAGGCCATGTTGGCCACCTGCAACGATAGCCTGGAAGGCATTCGGGATCGCGCCCTACTCTCCTTTGGATTCGCCAGCGGTGGCCGTCGGCGTAGTGAGATCGCCGCAGCCGACCTGCGCGACCTGCGTCGGATCGGCGAGGCAGGCTACATCTATCGGCTCGAGCACAGCAAGACCCAACAGGCCGGCGTTACCGCCACCTCGACGCCAGACAAGCCGGTACTGGACAGGGCCGCTCTCGCCCTGCAGGACTGGCTGGAGGCGTCCAGGATCACCGAGGGGGCCATCTTCCGGCGGCTCTGGAAGCAGCGCGTCGGCCCTGCCCTGTCCCCCGCTGCGGTGGGTGAGATCGTGCAACGGCGGGCCCGCCAGGCCGGGCTGGAGGGGGATTTTGGTGGACACAGCCTGCGGTCAGGGTTCGTGACCGAAGCGAGTCGCCAAGGCGTGGCGCTGCCTGCCATCATGCAGTTGACCGAGCACCGGTCAGTGTCGAGTGTGGTTGGGTACTTTCAAACAGGCGGCGCTGCAGCAAACCCAGGCGCTCGGCTGCTTGAAGGCTGAGTCGAGCAAGCATTCTGTGACGCAAATTTCTTATCTGGAATAATGTATGGATAGATTTTATTTTTCCATGAAGCGCGGTGCCAAGGAGTTTATGGACGCGTTCACTCAGACGTTGGCAGAAGCGCACCGCGAGGCAACGCAGAAATTTGTGTCTGGCAAGAATGTGCACCACCTACGGCACGGCGCTGGATGGAGGCTCTGGAGTGCAAGCGAGAGATCAGATAGCGATTCGTTTAAGGTCCACTCGACGGAGATACAGACCAGCCTCGAAGACATAGCGGATCACAGTGTTGAGGGCCTAGCAACCGCTATGCGACGGGCAAAAGAAGAAATGGAGGCGCAGTTCGCAGTGAGCTTCTATGGCGTTATCAGTGATACCTGTGAGTCGTCCGGGAACGTTGTCTCGGCGGGTTCCCAGACATCCTTGGCAGAGACATTCTATGAAACAATTGACAAGGTGGAATTCGGCGTCGATAGGTTTGGCAACGTGCAACTCCCTGCTCTCCATGCAGGCAAAGAAGTGATTGGTAAAATGCTCCATGCCCTTGAGACCGCGCCGGATGATTTCAAGAAGAAGTTTGAAGAACTAAAAGAGAGGAAAACTCAGGAGGCTCTCCGGCGTGAAATGGAACGAAAGGCACGCTTCGTGAGCTACGGAGCAGAATGATGATGAGGGCTCTTCTGGCAATTGGTTGTGACACTTATGATCATGTGACTTCCCTCTCGGGGGCGGAAAGGGATGCCGATAGAGTTTTCAATGCCCTTCTGAATGCAAACTTTCCATTCTATGATGCGAATCGATCGGTTCTACTTCGCTCTCCGTGCACCGACGTCGTTCGGCTGGCTCTGAAGGAGCTCCTTTTCGATGGTCCTAAGCTTGACGTATTAACCATCTACTTCGCCGGACATGGCAAGGTGGCGAATGGGGGCTTTTTCATTTGCCTGCGCGATACACGACTTGGTGCACTGTCTGTAACTTCTTTGTCGTTAGGGGACTTGTTTCGTTACATCAACGAAGCCAAGCCTGCCCAGACAAACATCGTGATAGATGCCTGTGAAAGTGGCGGCCTAATAGAGGATCTGAACGTTCTTCTCAAGGGAACCTTGTACGGAGAGGCTGGAACACCGGGTATCACCTTGTTCGCTGCGTCTGCAAGTAATCAGGTTGCCAAGGAGACTGCCGAAGGAGGGTTTGCAACTCAGGCGCTCGTGTCGTACATAACGGGGGAGAAATTTCTTCGAGACGATAGTCAGACACTGGATCTGCTGG